GGGGAGTTGCTTCGATAGATGCCTACTCATTCGATCAGATTGCAAACAAGGGGATCACATTCGGCTTGAACGGAGTTCAGAAGGTGAAAGACGATGAAGCCTTCGGAGGCGGAGGATCGGCTATCAACGACTTCGATGAAGAAGACGATGATACGGACAATGATCCGATCTTCGATGATCCTACGGATGAAGACCTTCCGTACTAAAACAAAGAAACTTTTAATTTATAACTTAAATTTTTATTCATTTATTATTAACTAAATTTTATTATTTAACTAAGTAAGTTGGTGCAAATGTGGATAGCGGATGGGGTAGAAGACATCCGCTATCTTTTTAAAAAGAAAGGACAACATATGAGAAATGTTTACATAGACTTCGAAACCTACTCTCCCGAACCGATCAAGACAGCCGGGATGTACAGGTACACGGAGCATCCCGATTTCGAAATCCTGTTGATTGGCTATGCCATAGAGGATGAGGAACCAAAGATAATAGACTTGGCTAGGTTTGAGGACCCGCTACCGTTCTTTACCTTGATCCAGCAGCCGGACGTTCTGATCCATGCGCACAACGCCACCTTCGAACGGTTGTGTCTTCGTGCCTACAAATTTGATATCCCCGCTACCAAGTTTCGCTGCTCCGCCACAAAAGCCCTATACTGCGGATTCCCCGAAGCACTAGGAAAGGTATCAGCAGCCATGCAGCTAGTAGACGGAAAGCTAGACACGGGTAGCGCATTGATCAAGTTATTCTCGTGTCCGCAGAAGGACGGATCACGCATATATCCGGAACAATATCCGCAGAAATGGGAAGAATTTAAGACATACCTCAGATATGACGTATTGTCTGAGCGTGAGATCGACCGCAAGCTGGCGCACATCGAAATGCCGGAATCGGAAATCGAACTGTACGGGATCGATCAAGATATCAATGATCGCGGGACGATGGTGGATGTCCAGCTAGCCCGGAACGCTGATGCCATCTATACGGAATACTTGAAAAGACTCAACGAGAAAATCAAGGCAAAATACGGTATCACGTCCCTTAAGTCAAGCAAGCAGATCAGTGCATTCGTCGAAGAGCGTAGCGGGAAGTTATACGAAACGATCAACAAAAACAACATCAATCAGATCATGGAGGAATGCAACGACAAGGATGTGACTCGTGTTCTGACAGCCCGCAAAATCGCCTACAAGACATCTATCGCAAAGTACGCTGCCATGCTGAACTGCCTGTGCAAAGACGGATCAGCTAAGGGCTTGTACCGCTTCTACGGAGCTAACCGGACAGGCAGATGGGCTGGAAGAATTGTCCAGCAGCAGAACCTTCCGCAGAACCACCTAGAGGAGCTTGAGAGAGTTCGTGAGGACGCTAAGATTATGGACCTAGACGAATTGATGCTGTTCTACGATAATATCCCGTCCATCCTGTCACAACTGATCCGTACGGCATTCATTGCCCGTGATAACCACGTCTTCCGGGTAGCTGACTTCTCCGCCATCGAAGCCCGTGTGATCGCAGTGCTGGCGAACGAAACATGGCGAATCGAAACATTCCGAAGAGGTGGTGACATCTACGTAACATCTGCTGCCCGTACCTTCAATATGAAGGAATCAGAATGTGGAAAAGGGACACCTTACCGTCAGCAGGGAAAGGTCACAGAGCTAGCTCTAGGCTATGGTGGATGGGTCGGAGCGATCAAGACTATGGACCGTGACGGAGCGATCCCGGAAGAAAATATTAAAAACATCATCCTTAAATGGCGTGACGCATCACCGAAAATTATATCTTTGTGGCGCATCTTAGAGGATTCGGCTAAAAGAGCTATCTTGGCGAAGCGGGATGTGCCCGTCAATATTGATGGTAAAATTATCTGCCATTTCTATTGGATACCGCAGTACAGGACGCTCGCATTACGCTTGCCTTCGGGACGCTCCCTGCACTACCCGTATGCTTCGATCAAGAAGAAAACGATCCGTTATGATAACGGTGACAGCAGGGAGATCGAATCGATACATTACATGGGGCTTGATCAAACGTCCGGAAAATGGGTGGAACTAGATACCTACGGAGGTAAACTAACTGAAAACCTAGTGCAAGCAGTATCCCGCGATTTGTTAGCCAGTGCGATGCGAAATGTTTTGAATATTGATGAGACCGTTAAAATTGTCGGGCATATCCATGACGAACTGATAACCGAATGCGTTGAGGATACCGACATAACGCTAGATGATATTTGCATCGCTATGGCTATTTTACCCGATTGGGCAAAGCCGTTCGACATTCCCCTAAGAGCAGAAGGCTTTAACAGTTACTTTTACAAAAAGGATTAATTATATATGTTGGAAAAATATCTTATATCAGTTGCAGGTTCTTCCAAAAGCACCAATTGGAAGAGGAAGACTTATACTTGGGAAGCCCTAGTTGAAGAGCTATCGAAGCCCAAGATGGTCGGAAGCGAGACTATGAAGGAGTTTGACAGGCTGGCGAAGTCAGAGAAAGCGATCCGCAAGGATGTCGGAGGATTCGTAGGCGGAACTCTAGCTGGCGGAAGACGTACCAAAAATTCAGTAACAGGCAGATCACTTATCACATTAGACGTTGACTACGGAGAAGACGATTTTTTCTTCGATTTCACCATGAACTTCGCATGCGCTGCTGTCATATATGGCACAAGATCAGACCGCCCCGGTAAGCGCAGATACCGTCTTATCATCCCGATGGACCGTGAGATCGACAACCGGGAAGAGTACGAAGCAGCCAGCCGAAAGGTAGCGGAGATCATGGGCATCGAACTGTTCGACCCGACAACCTTTCAAGCGGAACGTCTGATGTATTGGGGATCAGTATCCAAAGATCAAGAATTCTACTTTGAGAGACAGGATGGCGAGGCGTTGAATATAGACGAGTTGCTCGACATGTACGGAGGTGAGGATGCGTGGAAAGACGTCCGTCTATGGGCGTTTACTGATAACGAGGAGCGCACGATCCGCAGCACTGTCTCAGAGGCTGGGGAACCGACCAGCAAGCCGGGAATGATCGGTGCGTTCTGCCGGGTGTACACCGTACAGGAAGCTATCGAAAAATACTTGTCTGACGTTTACGAGAATTGCGACTATGACCGCTACACATATAAAGGTGGATCGTCTGCAGCCGGAATGATCGTGTATGATGACAAGTTCGCGTACTCCCACCATTCCACTGACCCAATCGGGGACGGTCATGTATACAATGCCTATGACCTTGTGCGCATTCATCTGTTCGGGCATCTCGGAAAGGAAGAGAGCGAGCATGCGATGGCTAAACTGGTACAGGAGGATGAGTTATGCCTCCGTGAGCTAGTAGCTGCCAATGATTGCTTGGATGACTTTGATGAAGTGTCCGATGAATCAGTAGAAGAGGTAGAAGAAGTGCTGGATTGGGATCTTGACAGCAAGGGACGCAAGGAGGTGACCATCCGCAACTTCGTCAACGCTTTCCGCACTGATCCTCTGCTCAACAACTTGCTCGCCTATGACCAATTCCGAGGAGTCATAGTGTATACCCGAAAGCCGTTTTTCGACAGCAGCAAGGACAAGGGGGACATCTTCGATGACACCGCAGAGTCAATCATCCGAAACCGGATTGAGACAGCCCACGGTATTTACTCCACTGGAAAGATGTGCGATGCCATCGAATACGTAGCCAACAAGAACGGCTTCCATCCTATCAAGACATACCTTGACTCTCTCGTATGGGACGGAAAGCCACGTATCGACATGTTCCTTCAAATTCGATCTACACAAGAGAGGCGTTCCGCAAGATGCTGGTAGCTGCGGTTGCCCGCATCTACGAACCGGGGACCAAGTTCGACACAGCCCTGATCATGGTATCCCATCAAGGTGCGGGTAAGTCGACACTGGTCCAGCGACTGTCGAAGGGTTGGTTCAACGACTCCATGACCTCAATGGAAGGCACGAAGGCTTACGAGTCAATTCAGAATGCTTGGCTGGTGGAGCTAGCCGAGTTGTCAGCCGTCAAGAAGTCAGACATCGAAGTGATGAAGAACTTCCTGTCCAAGCGTGAGGACACATATCGTGCTGCCTATGCCAAGCGCATCAAGACACATAAACGCCAATGCGTATTCTTCGGGTCGACCAACGAGGACGAGTTTCTCAAGGATCAAACGGGAAACAGACGATTCTTCCCGGTTGCCGTGAAGTGGAATTCCAACAGCCACTACCTGTTCGAGAAATCCTTTGAGGACACCATCGACCAGCTATGGGCAGAGGCTAAGGAGCTATACGATGCTGGTGAGAGTCTAATACTATCTAAGGTAGCCGAAAGCATAGCTAACGGTATTCGTGAGGAGTACACGGAAGTATCTTCGATGCACGGCTTGATCGAGAAGTTTGTCAACATGAAATTCCCGAAGAACTGGGGTGACTGGACATACGCTGACCGCAGGGATTTCGTTGACGGATTAGGTGTATTCGAAGAGGGCACAGAAACTAGGAATGACTTCTGCACCTTCGAAATATGGTGCGATGGTCTTGGGATGCCTCGGAAGGATTTTACGGTAGCTAAGGCTAGGGAGATTGCGGGGTCGCTCAAGAGGCTGGGCTTTGTCCGTAACGGGCAGCAAAATGTTAATATTTACGGTAGACAGTCAATTTACACCCGTATTATTTCGGATATCGAAGATTAATACATATCTTTGCATCACTGAATTTAAGGGTTATAATTTGTATCTTGTACTACTGATAAGAAGATTTTAGGCTGAGAGCAGTCAACATTTCACTTCTTTATGTTTGTCATACATATTTATATTTTTCCTCCTGTATCCTGCTGTGAAGCCCGATACGGGAGGTTTTTTATTAATGGATGTTAATACGGGCTTCTTGCCACTAACAAACGTTAAAAATTTGTTCAAAATTTGGCAAATTCAGAAGACCACCTTATATTTGCATCATCAAAGTTAAACAAGTAGTAACAATTAAAATAATAAAGAATATGAAGACAGAAAAAGTTTACATCATCGAATTTAGAAATTCCGAAGGTAAGAGGGATGCTCAATGTTACGTAGAAACAACTATCAAAAAGGCTTTTGATGTAGCGTATAAGTATTGTAGAGAAAATAAATATGAATTAATAGGAGTAAGGGAGGCTTAAGATATGAAAATGATTACAGTAAAAGTTAAGTTCAAAATAGTCGAAACAAATAAAACGAAAACCGTTAAAGTAGGGCTGGATTTTCCAAAATTGACAATTCCGTGTTTTGCCGAGATAGTAGACGAGATTTATAAAGTCAGCGACCCGAAATTAAACGAACTGTTTGGAGTAGGCTACATTATCGGAGTAGAGCAGATACTAGATTAATTATTAACCGGGGTGGGAGACCACCCCATAAAATAATAAAATCATGAGAACTAACAAAAGAAGTCAGATCAATACTTACAGAGTTTTAGATTGCATGGGTAGAGATACCGGAATACAATATTATGCCTCAAACAAGGCGGAAGCCATGAAACTTTTCAAAGCAGATACGCCCAATTACCGTAAGTACGGATATTTCGGAAAGTTGAGTCGCTTTTATAACGGAGGAGTTTACGGTTCTACAGGAATTGATTATTAACAATTAACCGGGGTGGGAGACCACCCCATAAAATAATAAAATTATGAAAACATTTGAGATCAACAATGAAACAATAACCATCGAGAAAATAGGCTACGGGCTGTATATATTAAAGGGTATAGGCACATCGGTGCCTTGTAATGACTCTGAGATATGGGATTGGTGCGATGATGAAGAAAACAAAGATAAACATCTGGCAGCTAAGGAAACCGCATACAGACTGCTTGTAAACAATTTGTAAAAATAAGATCATGAAAAAGGTAATAAAGACAATACTTAACGCGATCGGATTCGTTCTGATCTGCATAGTAATAACCGCTTATATACTATTCGTATGCTGATAATTAATAGAGTAACATTGATTAAGGGAGATTCTAAGGAATCCATCAACAAGGGTCCGATAGCCCTTGAAATCATGAATGTAGAGCAGTTTCGAGAACACGTAAAGTTGCTGTTCAAGTGCGACAGGGTATTACTAGATTACACGGAGGAAGAGGAAGATGAAACAGAAAACAAGGATTAGCGCAGAGATGGATGGTCGTTATCACGTACAGGAACTGGGAGAGGATAACATGTACCACACGATCCCCGGAGGAATCTGTGAGACAAAGGAAGAGGCAAGGCGCATTCGCAAGGCTTACAAGGCTGCGGAGAATTTCGTAAACAGATTTAACAATAAGTTCTGCGGGATGCACACCATCCATCTTCCGAAGTTTGACCCATCTGATTATCAGAAGAGAGATGAGGAAGAACGAGACAAGTGAGAAGGTTTTCGAAAGAGAACTGTCACAGTACGTTGAGGAAAGAGGCGGGATGGCGGTGAAGCTGCTGTCCCAATTCTTCAAGGGATTGCCGGACAGGATGTTCCTCATACCGATCGGAAAGGTCCTGTTCGTAGAGTTCAAGAGTACCGGGAAGAAGCCCACGCCCATACAGAGATGGGTACATAGGAAACTCGACGGGATCGGTTTCCCTGTTTATGTAGTGGACAGCCCGGAAAGCTACTATCTTGTAGTAGACATTATAGATGACATAATTAAAAGAACCAGGTAACAATGGAAAAAGAAGAGATAAGAATAGAATTTACAAAGAAATTGCTCGATATGGGATTCGTAAAGGCGGGTGACTTCGCGCTGACGAAAAGAATGGATTCCAGGAGGATGACCATATACTTCCGGGGGATCGGGATATTCGTAGAATTCTCAAGCGTTTTTAACGTAGTATCGAGTATGTGCGTTCCATATGAGCACACGAAGGGTGACTTTAATATGTTTCTGATCATCGTCAGATATTCGCTTAAAGAGGTGGCGATCAAGGGCTATTCCGAAGAGATGGAGAATTCCTTGAAAAACCTTTTGCCTTATAATAATATCAATTAACTTTGCACCATGGTAGATTTCAACAAAAGACTAAAACTCGACCGCATCAAGCTGTTTGTCGATGTGGTCACCAAGATGGCAAACGATACCCCGGCAGGAGGATACGCCATCGGAGAGGCAATAAAGGCATTGCCGGAGAATATCCAGCAGTTCCTGCTATCTGAGATACCCGACAAAGTGATCCGCAGGGAATACGCCCGCAGAGAGCTGGGAAACCTGGAAGACGCTTGTCTGACACAGGGGAAGGACGAACTGTTCGAGACCTTCCGATCGGAGATATACCAGAATGACAAGCTGCACACCGTAGCCAATCTCCTCGGAACCGACTGTCTCCGTCCGGACCTTGTGGAAACTGCGGAGGCGCTAGTCAAACTTTTCCCGGAACGCTGGACTATCGAGGAGCTATCGGAAGAAATTTACGCAAGGAGTTTAGGATTATGAAAAGAATATTAGAAAAATACAGGAAGAAAAGTAGAATGAAAACATATAATGAGTTATTAGGAGAAGTGAGAGACTTCACGGTTGAGAACTTAGGAAAGAACTTCGTTATCAAGGGAGGATGTTTCGAAGGCGAGACCGTAACCGTAGCCGGGTACACCGAGCAAAACGGCTTAGGAAGGCCTTCTGTTATTGTGGAATTGCCCGATACCCTTCCAATGAATAATCGTGGCTGGAATCACGAATATAAGCAAGACTTATATGACCGGATGATCCTAGACGCTGACCCTATGCAAAGCTACTGGTATGTTGATATAGAGGACCTAGAGGAATGCTAAACAGATCACAGTTACATAAGTATCAGTTACAGGGTGTAGAGCACATAAAGGATAATCCGGAATGTGCTCTATTCCTTGACATGGGGCTAGGGAAGACCGTCACCACGCTGACAGCCCTGTCCGATCTCATCCAGTACTTCGAAGTTGAGAAGGCGTTGATCGTAGCTCCCAAACGTGTTGCCGAAGTGACGTGGGCTGACGAGATAGCTAACTGGGCGCATCTGAATAACCTGCGTGTCTCCGTGATCGCAGGGAACGCCAAGAAACGTGCTGTGGCTGCTCGTGCCGATGCCGACATCTACACGGTGGGTCGTGACAACTTGGTTTGGCTGCTGGAGAACTTCGGTGGCGTTAAACTCCCGTATGACTGCATCGTGGTGGACGAGCTGTCATCGTTCAAGAACCATCAGTCAGAGAGATTCAAGGCGATGAAGAAGATCAGACGATACGCCAACCGGATAATCGGTCTGACGGGTACTCCAGCACCTAACGGGCTGATAGACCTGTGGGCGCAGATGTTCGTGATAGATGGCGGAAAACGGCTTGGTCGGTCCATCACAGACTACCGGGCTAACTACTTCCGACCGGGTGCTCAGAATGGCGGGATCGTCTACAACTACAAGCCTCGCGAGAATACCGAGCAGATACTCTCCGAGAAGATATCCGACATCACCCTGTCCATGAAGGCTGTCGATTACCTGGACATGCCGGAGGTTAACTACATCTATGACAAAGTGGTCCTGTCCGACAAAGAGATGTCCATGTACAAGGAATTCGAGAAGGAACAGATAATCTCGCTACTGGGTAACGGAGATGGCGAAACCATTACTGCCATGACTGCCGCAGCCCTGTCCAACAAGTTGCTCCAATTCGCTGGTGGCGCGATCTACGATGCCGATCGGAACGTGCACCACGTGAGCGATGCCAAGATCGAAGCCCTGTGCGAGATGGTAGAGGCTTTGAACGGTGCTCCTGTTCTCATCGCCTACAACTTCCTCCATGAAGCCCACCGCATCGAGAAAGCCCTGTCCAAACTGAAGCCTGTCCGCATCGGAGGTGACTCTAGAGGAGACAGTAATCAGATCATGCGTGACTGGAATGCCGGGAAGATCAAGGTGCTGATCGCTCACCCGGCTTCTGTGGGTCACGGGCTGAACCTTCAGAAAGGCGGAAACAACATTATATGGTTCGGGGTGACGTGGAACCTTGAGCTATACCAGCAGTTCAACGCACGGCTGTGGCGGCAGGGTCAGACGAAGCCCGTGTTCATCCACCACATCGTATCCCGGCACACCCTTGATGAACGTGTCGTCAACTCCCTGCAAGGCAAGTCTAGCACGCAGAATGCGTTAATAGATGCTATCAAAGACCTAGTTTCGCAGTATAAACGTTAATGAGTATTAATAATTTGTTCAAAATTTGGCAAATTAAGAAGACCACCTTATATTTGCATCATCAAAGTTAAACAAGTAGTAACAATTAAAATATAAGAGCAATGAAAGCAACAGACCTCTTCAATTATAGAAAAGAAGATTTTGAAACTATTGAATCATTCTCAAAGAGAGTATATGAGACAGCAAAGAGATATAGAAGTTCTTTGCACTTTACACCACAAGAAAGCTATCACGTACTAACTATACTTGCGAAATATTATAATGAGAACGTGTCTGACATCCTTTCTGCTATAAGAGACATTGAATTTAGATGTGCTTCAAAGAAATACAGAATACAGTGGGTAAAGTGTTTAGCAGACCATTATTTGGTAATAGATAAAAGATAAGTTTAACCAGCAGGGCAAAATCCCTGCGCAATATAGAAGATTATGAACAATGCCTTAGTTTATAGATTCGGTCTAGACTCAAGGTTTTTAATGGACTAAAATAATAGCAATCATGGAAAAGAAAAGATCATCAGAGGAGAAGATTAAGAAGATGCAAGAACTCGGAATCTTCGAGAAGTGGCAGGCTAACACATATGCGAGCGCCAGAGAGATATACAGCCGTTATGACTTTACGGAGGATTATATAAAGTCCCGACAGAAAAGAAAATGTACCATATTATTGGAGGAATACGATTATCTGTCCATTACAATAGAGTCGTCATTCGCATTCTCAAGATCTCCGGAAGGATTCGACTATTGGCGCGAAATAGCAGACCGATTAAGAGAAGAAATCTAAGTATTAATCAATAAATAACAACAGTCATGAAAAAGTTTATTACATTATTAGTTCTAGTTTTGGCGTTCACAGCGAACGCAATGTCGCAGATCACAACTGCCGGGAAGCCGGAAACAATCGCATCGTTCCGGATGGGAACATGCAAGCTGGTAAAGACCGGAGATCAATACAAGATCAGCGGACAGACCAAAGACAACAGGTTCCTTAGGATGAACGTGGAGCTGGGCGACAAGGAGAAGGCAGCAGCTCTTCTCCGGTCGATGGTAGATTACGAGGCAAGCCGGAACGAACAGGTAGCCTTGAACAACTCAACGGAGAACTTTGCCATCTGGGTAGGCACGGCATTCGGAGGCTGGGAGATCACAGATACCGTAGGTGCTGACCGGATAGCAGTGAGTAAGGGAGAATTGAAGAAAATGCTAAAAGCCATAGAGAAATGAAAACAATGATTAAAAAGATTATCGAATGGTTCGGAAAGTCGAACCGCTACAAGCACTTACTTTATGCCATCGTATTATCATATTTGGCAGGATTTGTGTTTACCTGTGGAGTTGCTGCAGGTATGGAGTTCAAGGATGCCCAATGGGGTGGCAAATGGGATTGGATAGACTTCTGGCTGACCGTGGCTGGCGCGGCTGTCGGAGGAACACTGAGAGTAATTACACTTAAGGCACTTGACTTATATTGGCTGGTGGGCGCATGGCTGTAATTATTTCTGACACAGAATACAGTGCTGCTAGAGCTACTCTAGAGCACCACAGAGCTAAAGGCTGGATGACCGAGGCTGAGTATAACGCCAGGCTGGCAGAACTTGATGATGCCTACATCAGCGGTCTTGAGGAAGAGCGGGGATACGGCAATCGTCAGTATAAGATGCAGCAGTTCGAACGTATGGAAGAGGCGCAGCGCAGGATGCGCGAGGCGATCAACAAGAGAGACCGTTTCGGTGTGAAACTCATGGAAAAGGGAAACACCGGAGATTACGTGATCGCCCGTATGGAGAATGGCGTGACAATGCAGAAGATCATCCTGTCACCGCTTGAAGCCCGGTTGCTGGCTGCCGAGATATTATCTAAAGTAAAACCAATCAAAAGAAAGAAAAAGTCATGGAATATCAAGTAAACAAACCGGATAGCACGTTTAAGACCATATTATTGTGTGACGTGTGCCGGAAGAACGTAGCCCACGTTGTGTGCTTTAACAACGGCAAGGAGAACGAAGTAAGGGTCTGTAAGGACTGCATGGAGAGAGCTATGGGTGTCTTCGAAGACGATGAACCTGAAAAGAAGTCGGAATCAAGGAAGCCGGAATCAAGGAAGCCGGAATCAAGGAAGCCGGAAGACGGCTGTCGAGACTGCCATGCCAAGAAACACCGGGATCAACAGATTAAGGGTCTCCGTGATGACCTCAAGAAAAAGATGGATCTTATAAAGAGGCTGAAAGAGGATCTGGTAAGCACAGAGAAAGCCTACAACAACCGGGTGGAAAAGTATATCCGGTTGTCTAAAGATAACACGGAGCTGACTGGACGGGTGAAAAAGCTAGTCATCGAGAATACATATATGAAAGAATCCCTAGGGAATGCCCGAGAGAACTTAGATTTCTACAAGAATATGTACGATGCTTCCGAAAAGAAACGTATGGAATCCGTCAAGGATTACGGGAAACTCTCCAACGGCTTGATCAAAGTAATGATCATAGTAGCCCTGTTGGGTGCAGGAGTAGGTGTAATAACAACAGCCTTGTTAATGCGATGAAACCAAGTGAGATAATTATCGGAACAATCCTCGCAGCCATTGCGGGGATTTTCTTAGGAGCGTTTTTAGTAGGAGTAGTAACCATTTTAACAGAATTATGAGCAAGCAAGTAAACTTAGGACATATCGGGATGATGTTTAACGTTCACGTATTCACTGTATGCCAGTTTCTGCGGATGCACAGGAAGAAGCCTATATCCAGGTTACATCGGGGTAAGGTCAGCTACTATGGTCCGGCAGACCTGTTCGAGAAGAAAAGGGGGGAATTCGTGCAGTACGTATTCGGGCTGTTTGACCGCAGAAGCCCGCTGACCAGATGCTGCGCCCGTACCGCTAAGATCAATGCCGCGATAAGTGACGAGAGATTCGAAACTAATCGGTTTGAGGAGAAATTACAGGCTAAGGAGTCACACACTAAACGGCTGATCCGCGTATCGGATATCACGGATACGGTAGGGGGTGTAGAGGAACACCGGATTTATGAATTCCGGCATTACGTGAATGGTGCGGTTAGTTTCTTCCGATGGACCGGAAACTCTTGGGAATTCTTGGAAGGAGAGAGAAGTTCCCTAAACAAAAAGCAATTCGTGAGGTCTATTTGCGAGAGATACAAAGTAGCTCCGTAGGAAAGAAATTTGAGAGAATTTATGCAAATTTCGTAAGTTCTCTCAATTTGCACGAATTTATAAATTTTCTCAATTTGCACGAATTT